CACACCCAAGCCAAGGCGCAGCTAGAACGCTCTATCGGGGAACTTAAGCAGCAGCAATCGGAAGCGGTAGCCAAGCAGCGAGAGACAGCCCAGGCAGAGATGGCAAAGCGCGTGAAGGGTTGGAGCCCAGAGACTGACAAGGCGGTGAGAGATCACGCAGTCGCGTCTTGGGGCATTTCAGAAACCGATGTGGCCCATGTGCACAATCCCGCTCATTTGACGGTGATGCACAAAGCCATGCTCTACGACAAATTGCTATCCAAAGCGCAATCCAAGAAACCAGTTTCGGCGGAACCCGTTCCACAAGTGAAGGGCAGCAAACAGGCTGCACCTAAAGGCGTGAGCGACAAAATGTCCACCGATGAATGGATGAAGCGGAGGATGGCACAAGCACAAGGATAAATTCCAATGGCTAATGCTATTTTAACCCCGACTGCCGTAACGCGTGAGGCGTTGCGTATTCTTCACCAAAAACTGAACTTTGTTGGCACGATCAATCGTCAATATGATGATTCATTTGCCAAAAGCGGTGCCAAGATTGGTGATTCTTTGAAAATCCGTCTACCGAATGAATACACGGTCCGGACGGGTGCCACATTGTCGGCACAAGACACCACGGAAACCAGCACAACCTTGCAAGTCGCCACCCAAAAGGGTGTTGATGTCAACTTCACTTCTGCTGAATTGACCATGGACCTGGATGACTTTTCTGAACGTGTTCTTGATCCTGCGATGTCTGTCCTGGCGGCAAACGTCGAATATGACGCGATGTCGATGTATAAGGATGTTTACAACACCGTCGCGGATATTGGTGAATCCATGACCATTGCGGATGCTGCAAACATGAACAAGACCCTTACGGACAATCTTGCGCCAATCTCGCAGCGTTGTTTGAATATGAACACGCAAGACAACGTTGACCTGGTTGACGCTGCCAAGGGTTTGTTTAACGACCAATCCAAAATTGCGAAGAACTATCGTGAAGGTCGCGTTGCCAGCAATTCGTTTGGCTTCAAAGACATCATGGAAAACACTTTGTGGCCACGTCACGCAAGCGGCACTTGTGCGGCAACGACAGGCTACCTGGTGAATGGTGCTTCACAGACCGGTGCTTCACTGACGGTTGACGGTGGGTCTAATACGCTGTTGCAGGGTGATATCATCACCATCGCAGGTGTGAATCGGGTTCATCCTGAAACCAAGGCTGACACTGGTCAGTTGCAGCAATTCGTTGTAACGGCGGACAGTGGTGGTTCTGCGACTTCATTGGCACTCAGCCCATCGATCACGGTTTCCGGTGCAAGCCAGAACGTGAGCGGGTCACCTGCCGATAACGCAGCGATTTCCAAAGTCACCGGCGGCGCTTCTGCCACCAGTGGCGTAACGCTTGGCTATCACAAGGATGCCTTTGCATTTGCAACGGCTGATTTGATTATGCCAGAGGACAAAGATTGGTGCGCTCGTGAAGTGTTCGACGGCGTGTCAATGCGGATCGTCCGTGCCTACGACATCAACACCGATAAGTTCCCTTGTCGTATCGATGTCCTGTATGGTTACAAGACGCTTCGTCCACAACTTGCCGTTCGCGGTGCCTTTAACTAAGGGGCCGGGAATATGGCGATTTCAACACTCACTGAACTAAAGGCGGCTATCACAAGTCGCCTGGGTCGGTCTGACCTTTCAGATGATCAACTTAGTGAGTTTGTCGCATTGGGGGAGGCGTGGCTTAATCGCAAGCTGCGCCTCCTGTCCCAATCCACAACGACGACACCAACCCTTTCCAGTGGATCCGATAGCGTATCCCTGCCGGATGGGTTTGCAGAGTTAATCAGCTTGCAATTTGGTGACAACTTCCTCCTGACACAAATCCCTCTCGTAACGCTTGAAGAGGCGCTTTTATCGTATTCAGGACGGCCAGAACGGTTCGCGGTGGCGGACACCTTCAAATTCATTCAATCGGCAGATCAAGATTATACCTTGCGCTGCACGTATTATAAGAAATTCGATATCATAACAGATACGACGAATTGGCTCCTAACGAATGTGCCGGATTTATATCTGGCTGCATCGATGGTCGAAGCCGCTGAGTATATCCGTAACGATCAAATGCTTGTTCGGTGGGAACGCAAGCGCATGACCGCTTTAGAGGATGCAAACCGTTTGGACGCACAATCAAAGCGACGGGCGAAGATGCAGACCGATCCTTCCTTATCCCGCACACGTCGATTTAACATCAATACGGGGTTCTGATGGATCTACCTTTTGGCCAATACGCACCTGATCAGCCAAGTCTGGATAATCAGGGGTCGAACCTTGCCTTGAACACGGTGCCCAAGACGTTGAATAGTTTCGGGCCGTTGAACAGCCTGCAATCGTTCAGTGATGCGTTGAGTAACCGAGCACAGGGTGCTTATGCGATGAAAGACCCATCTGGGGCGGTCTATACGTTCGGCGCTGATAGTGATGATTTGTTTACGCTTTCCGGGACCACCTGGAACAATGTTTCAAAGTCTTCTGGTGCTTATACGGTGGGTGAGGAGGATCATGTTGAATTTTGCCAATTTGGTTCGCGGTGTATTGCGGCGATGGGGCACACGGATGCGCTACAAAGCTACGTAACCGGGACCAGTTCGGCGTTTGCTGATTTGTCGGCCGGCGCACCAAAAGCCAAACACATTGCGACAGTGAGGGATTTTGTCGTTGTTGGGAATTGTGATGTTGGAGGGACGTCCTATCCAAACCGGGTATGGTGGGCTGCGATCAACGATCCTACCGATTGGCCAACGATTGGGTCTGCTGATGCGGCTTCCAAGCAGTCAGATTACCAGGACTTACCGGAAGGCGGCGCGGTTCAAAAGATCGTGCCTTCCGTGGGTGGTAATGATGCCATTATCATCATGGAAAACACGATTTACCGGATGGTCTATGAAGGGCCACCTACAGTATTTGGTTTCTATCCGATTGAACAGCAAAGAGGCACAGTAGCACCGCAGTCAGTCGTGACAGTTGGGCGGTTGGCGTTCTTCCTGGATGAAGACGGCTTCTATCGCTTCGATGGCGCCAGTTCTACACCAATCGGGGCACAACGGGTCGATGTGACGTTTTCCCAGGCCGTTGAGGAGAGTTATTTCTACCGGATGACCGGGGCGGCTGATCCATCCAATAATTTGGTGATGTGGTCATATGTCGGGAAGGGATCGATCACAGGGACACCTGACAAACTTTTAATCTATAACTGGGAGCTAGATCGATGGTCCCATGGTGAAGTTGAACTTGATATGCTGGCCCGTGATTTAACGGCGGGCTTTACGTTAGAACAGCTTGATACTTTCGGGACAATGGAAACGCTTCCTTACTCTCTTGATTCCAAGGCATGGAAAGGCGGCAGGTTAATCCTGTCTGCTTTTACGACTGACAAAAAGCTTGGACGATTTGAAGGCGCACCATTAGACGCAACGATTGAAACACCAGAATTCGGTGGGGAAAGGGTCTTTGTTAAGGGTATCCGTCCTTATGTGGATGGCGGGACGGTCACAACACTGCTTAGAACGCGCGATACGCCGTCTGGGGCGCTTACTGACACGTCTTCCCGTGCGGTTGATGCTGATGGACAATCACATTTTACCACGTCCACACGGTACGCCAGGGCGCGGGTAAATATCACGGGTGATTGGTCCCATGCACAGGGCATTGATTTTGCCGCTGATCCAGATGGTGATTTATGAGCCAAGGCTATCCGGTTCCGCCAGCCAATTGGGGTCCAAATGAAAACGAATGGAAGAACCAGTTACGGGCGATAACCACGTCTGTTAGGGGCTTGATGCAGGGCCGTTCAAATAACGTCATCGATGTGACGCTAACAGAAAACACCACGACAACAGTGGTTACGGATTCTCGGATTACTTTATGCGCCGCGATCTTGTTGCAGCCGACAACGGCAAATGCAGCCGCAGCGCTGGCAACCACATACATTTTAGAGACTGGCCGGGTTAATGGGTCAGTCACCATCACACACGCAAACAACGCACAGACAGACCGCACCTTTAAAGCGGTGATTGTGGGGTAATATGGCTGGATATTGGGACGGCAACCAATTTGTTTTTAATCGTCCAGGGCAGGCGGCGCAACAGACTCCTTTGCAGTTTATCGGATCCCCTACGGTGTCATCGGTATCTGCCCCAACGTCTACACCATCCCCACAGCCTTCTTTATCAGGCAACGTTCAGTCTGGCGGCGAGATGGAAGGTGCTGCGACTGGGGATGAAAACGGCGATCTATCGGGATTTGATGTGAATTATGGGGCGTTGGGTGATGTAGCTGGAACATTGGCATTTGGTCCAGTCGGTGGGTTGTTCGGTCGCGGTTTAGGAACGTTGGCTGATTATTCTCAGGCTGAAAGCATGATGTCAGGGGCTGATTTAAGCATCCCTTCTGCGTTCTTCGATGGTCTGTTAGGGCCACTTGGTGCACCGTTCGGGACGGAAAGCTTTCAAGAGCAAATCAACGCTCTCGATCCGCTCACAAAAGACCCGAAGCTAGCTTTAGAAATGGGCCTCCTTGATAATGTTGCACCAGAAACCGGGCTTCTAGATGCGGTGGATTTCTCGAAAGGTTTTTCCAGCACGTCGGACGTTGCCCAACAAGCGCAGGCTGATGCTTTTGCACGGGGGAACGAGAGTTATGGGCCAGATATGCCTGGAAACGGTGGAACGTCCGCTGGTGGGGGTTTGTGCTTCATAACAACGGCGGTTTGTAAGGCTGATGGAAAGCCCGATGATTGCGACGAATTAGAAACCCTTCGCTGGTTCCGGGATAATGTGCTTTTGAAGCATCCTTTGGGGCCAGATTTGGTTAAACTTTATTACCGAATGGCCCCTGAAATCGTCCGCAAGATCGATGCGACAGACAAAAGCGATGCGGTTTATCAATTGTTGCGTGATCGCTTTATCTTACCGGCGGTAAAAGCAGTGAATGAGGGTGATAATCAACGGGCGTTTAACATCTATGCCGCGATGGTCAGATATTGCCTGTAAACTTCTGGGGCGTTCAAAGGACACAGATATCGGGGGTTTGGCCCCTGGTCGAGGGGAAACTTCAATCTGCCCTGAATTACGGAACGTCATCACTTGAGTTATCCGATTTATGGATCGGGTTTTTAGAGGGCAGTTTCCAGCTTTGGTGCGCTTGGGAAGATGATCAGATCATTGGTGTTGTCGTTACAAAGGTTGTTGAGACACCAAAGGCCAAGATGTGCCGAATATTCATAGTGACCGGTGATCGGTTGGATGAATGGATCCACTTTAGAGAGACAATAGAAGAATGGGCGCGGTCGCGGGATTGTACGCATGTTATTGCGGCAATGCGGCCTGGTTATACCCGGAAAGACCTTCCTGGCTACAGAGCAAGGCACGTTGAAATGGAGAAGAAATTATGAGCGATGACAGTCCTTCTGGCGTTCAAACAGTCACGCAATCGAATGCACCTTGGGCAGGGCAGCAGCCTTTCCTGGAAGACTTCTTTAAGCGGTCGCAAGATTTATCCAACACGCCTTTGCAACAATACCCGGAATCCCGTGTGGTAGGTTTCTCCAATCAGACGAACGACGCCTTGCAATTGGGTGAGGATCGGGCGCGGAATGGATCGGCTTTGCAACGCCAAGGCCAACAGACCATGCAAGATGTGGCGGGCGGGAATTACCTTGGATCAAACCCAGCCTTCAACAACGCATTCAATGCAGCGGCACGGCCTGTGATCGATAACTTTAACGAACGGATTATGCCCAACATCAACGCGGGCATGAGCGCATCCGGTCGGTACGGATCAGGGGCGCATTCACGGCTGGCTGGCCAAGCAACAAATGACCTAACCCGGAACCTGTCAGATATGGCGGGCACAATGTCGTATCAGAACTATTCAGACGAACGCGGACGCCAGATGCAAGCGGCTGCGATGGCCCCACAAATGGCAATGGCTGATTATAACGATATTGGTCAATTACAGCAGATCGGTGGTATTCGTGAGGCACAAGCGGGGGCAGAATTGCAGGATGATATCGATCGGTTCAACTTCCAACAAATGGAGCCACGTAATCGCTTATCCCAATATGGTACGCAAGTGGCTGGTGGGTCGTTTGGCGGGTCGATGACACAGAACAACCCGATTTACCGAAACAAGACAAAAGAAGCGCTTGGAACGGCATCTACGGTCGCGGGCATCGCTGGATCACTGTTCGGTCAAGGCGGCGTGTTCTCAGGCATGGGAGGCTGATTATGGGGCTATTTGATAACAACGGCGGCTTCTTTGGATATGAACCAACGGACGCGGATCGACAACAAGCACTTTATCAAGGGTTGCTTGGTTTGGGTTCTGAATTATCGGCTTCTGGTGCAATGACATTAACCCCAGGCGGGAACAGCCATCACATGGCGAACGCTGGCAATGCCTTCAATCAAGGCATGACGGGGTATTTGAACCATCAAAAGATGGGCCACCAGCAGAAGCAACAAAGCCAAATGCAGAATATCATGGCCGGGTTGGAAATGAAGAAGCATCAGGCGGCAATGGCAGAAGCAGAACGGAAACGAGCGGCTCAAACAAACTTTCGAAACACTCTGCCGGAAGATCAACGACCGATGTTTGACGCCGCACCAGGCCAATATATGCAGTCGGCATTTAGTGCGATGAAGCCGAAAAGCCCGTGGGATTCGTATAAGGTCGTTGGTGATCAGGTTCTAGGAATTGACGAGGAGACGAACAAACCAACACCTGTTTATTCGTCGCCAAAACCACCTGATCAACCAAGCAATGGCCTACCTGAAGGAACGGGAATGGATGCTTGGGCTGTTCGGACGTTAAACGAATTGGATACTTCTCATCCGGTTTACGCTCAGGCTTACAATTTCCTTTCTGCCCCAAGAACTTCTTTTGATCCTGTTAGTGGGCAACAGGTGTCGGTGCGTCCAAATATGTCCGCGTTTAAGGCCCCTACCCAAGCACCCAACACGGTTACAGCACAACAAGCAAGCGGTCCTCCTGCCCCAATGGTTGGAGGTCAGGTTTCCCAACCATCTCCATTACAACCATCTGCTGGCGATGCTGGTGGTGTAGATATTACAGACGTTCGTGCACCAAAAAATATCACTAAAATACAAGGGCATGTAGACCAGGCTAACGCATCGCTTGATACTTTTATTGGTTTAATTGAAAAACACGGGTTTGAGATTCTACCGGGTGTCGCAAAGGGTGAATTGCAAGCGGTGCATACTGATCTCTTGATGCAATATAAAAACCTCTATGAGATGGGCGCGTTACAACAGCCTGATAAGGTTATTCTTGAAGAATTGATCCCCAACCCAACAAAGTTTGCATCTATGTTGGAGACAGGTGGATTAACTGGCCAAGGCACGGACATGGTGATCGCGCAGTTAAAGCAAGCAAAGAAAATGCTTACCCAACGAATGGCTGTTGCTCTAGGGGGGCAAGATATTCAAATTAAACTGCCAACAACACCTATGCAGGGCATGCAAACCAAAGGCGCAGATTTGCCGCCTGGTTTTGAATTGGTGGAAGATTAAGGCGCGGATATTGGGTGAGCCGATTGCTGTTGGTTTTTGTAATTCACCGCCAAAGCAGGGATGACAATTATAAAGAGGATTATGATAATATCGCGCATCGGCACAGAGTAAGGCCAATTATTGATAAAATCACGAACCTTTCTGATGATAATGGCCCAAGGAAACATCTTTAAAGTGACGACGTGAATCTATACCTTAATTTGATTGTATCAATTAGAGGGACGGGACATGCGTATCATATCAGCAATCTTTATTGGTTTGTTTCTGTCGGCGTGTTCAGCAAGCTTCCCCAGTAGCGGGGTTGTTGGCGAATACGATGGTTTATGGACGGGCGAATTAACGGGCGATAAGTCGTTTTGCCAGGGACTAAGATTTACTGGTGAAATTCGGTATAGTTTTCTAATTGGAACTATCACGCAAAAAGGTCGTGATCGGGGGCAAATATCTGGACCCGTGGCCGCGAATGGTGTGTTAAGTTCGGTTGATAAAATCGGGTTTTCTGGTGGCAATAGTGTCGTCCAGTTTAACGAAGACACCGCAAAAGGCGTCTGGTCACGTTTTTCCTGTTCTGGGCAAATAAACCTTCATCGGGTTGGCTCGGAAGGTGCCGGGATGTCTAGGCGTGATGAAATCTTGAGAACATTTGAAAGCCGTTTGCCGATCTGCGAAAGAGATGCAAGCAAAGAGATGTCTCGATCAAGCGCGAAGAAACTTTGTAAGTGCGGACTAGAAATAGTGAGAGACAACATGTCGTTAGACGAATTGGAGCTCCTGGATAGTATTACAGACGATGATAGGTCCCATCAGATCAGTGAAGCTGAGTTCTCTGTGGTTGGTAAGTTCATGGCTTTGCGGTCAAAAGTCTGCGGCTTCTAAACCCACTCAATATTTAGGATTTTGAGCGGCTCCCTTTTGGGGGCCGTTTTCTTTTGGAGAAGCACATGACTTTAGCCAAGAACGACAATGGCGATTACATCTATCAGGATGAGCAAGGAAACTGGACCCCTGCAAAGATGGCGAAGAACCCATCAACGGGTGAGATGATCGTTTTTAATGGTCAGTCATGGCAACCAGTTGCGGCCAATAAGGCAAACGCGGGCCAAAAAACATTGCAAGCCGCTGACAAGTTTTCAGAAGGGCTGATGCGCTCTGTTGGCGGTGTGGCTGCGGCGGTGCCTGATCTCGTAGCAGATGGGATGCGGGCAATCGGTTTACCTGCGCCAGAGGAGAATGCGTATTCAAACATCGTTCAAGGTGCGATCACTAAATTAGGACGTGCAACGCCACAAATGATCGGGGATGAGAACTATCGCGCCTTACAAGGGCCGGTTGACGAAAACAGCCTGATTAATAAGACGGCTTATGGTGCCGGCAACGCTGTTGGTGATGCGGCATCGATGTTCGTTCCAGCAGCAGCGACGGCACGGATGGCGAAAGCAGGCAGCACAGCGGGCCGGGTCGCTCAAACCTTAACAGCACAACCCAAGATGCAAGCGGCTGCGGCGGCTACTGGTGGCGGTGTTGCCGGGGCAACTGATAACCCCTGGCTTGGTCTAGCGACTTCTGTGGCAACGCCTATGGCGGTTTCTGGCGCGATGCGTACAGGCCAAAAAGCAATGGCCCCGGTTGCCAATCAATTATCAGGCGAAGAACAGCGATTGATAGGTGCAGCAGATCAAATCGGGATTAAGGCAACACCGGGGCAGGCAACAGGATCGCCAGCGCTGTTGAAAACAGAACAGATGCTTGCCCAGTTGCCTTTTTCAGGACCGAAGCAACAAGCGATTTATGACACACAACGAACAGCCCTAAACCGGGCGGCGCTTAAGACGGCGGGCATTGATGCAGATGCGGCCACGCCTAATGTGATCGATGGTGCTTTCCGTGATCTTGGCAAGACTTTTGATGATCTGACGGTGCGGACGCAGGTTGTTGTTGATCCGAAGTTTAAGACAGACCTCCAATCTATTTCCAAGAAGTACAAAAAACGGCTTCCTACCGATGTTGCTGGTATTTTTGAATCTTACGTCGATGATATCGGAGAAGCGGTTCATGCGGCTAATCGACCAGGGGTGCAACGTGTCACGATTGATGGTGATACTTACAAGAATATCGCTTCCGATCTTCGGGCAACTGCCCGGAAATCAAAGGAGAATCCACATCTGAGTGGGGCTTTGGATTCCC